CAATCGCAACCACGAGCGCTAGTAGCATATAAATCAGACCCTCATTCCACCCATGAGCGGCACTAAAGAACGAAGACCCAAACATATCAGCAAATCCACCACCAACCGTGTGGAGTAACGCAACGACTACGATCACAAGAAGTAACCACTTTTTGAATGTACTCATTACTTACTCGCCAGACAACTTTGCAAGGTCCTCGGCGGACGGAGGGAAGATCAGGAGCGGCGGGGCTTTCTCAGGAGGGTTCAACATCTGAGGCGGGTCATGGGTCAGAATCTTCATCGCCATGGACAGGTCAATTGACTCAGACGGGGTAAACCGAGCATTGACCTTGGCAATGTCAGCATCGACCTTTTGCCGCAGACGATTCGGGGTCAGAGTGATATACGCAAACGCAAGGACGACGGCGAGAACAAGTAAAACGAGCAGCCACTTCTGGGGAATCCTCATTGTTCTTCGGGCAGACAAGAAAAACGGAACCAATGTGAGTAACAAGGGAGAAGGTACAATGGATTTTCCAATTCCGATCAGGTGCTATACGTGTAATCTCCCAATCGCTGGCAAGTGGAAGACATTCCTTGACACGGTTGCAAAGTATCGCAAGCAGGACGGACGCCCTGAGAAAGACGACTTAGTATATCTTACGAAGACGACTACCATCACTGCTGAGGGGCGTGCTATGAATGACCTTGGGCTTACTAGGGAGTGCTGTAGGCGTCATTTCTTCACACACCCGAATGTCTAGGCTGTAGTCTTCTGAATAACAACGGAGGCAATAGATATATCTTGAAAAATTAAAGCAGTGTTCATTTGAACACATTTGGATACGGGGAATTCGAATCCTGAGTTTCACCCCCTCCATTCTTTTTTACCTAGTAAATAAGAGTAAATGTCGTCTTATAGTGAATACCTTGGACGATACAAGCAGAGAATGGTGACCATTACCGATACACGCCCTCATCGTGACGCAGGACATCAGACCGAGATTGTGAAGCGTCTGGCAGCCTCGGGCAATCTTGAGACGGCTGTTGCAAACACTGCGTGTGTGTTACCGTTGAATGCTCCTTCTACTCGTGGGTCATCTAGATACAACCATGGTGGCGGACACAGGGTTATGACAACATCCCGTTACGTCGAATATAAGGCGGGTCAGGCGGTTGCTCAGGCGGAACTCCCGAGGAACGCAAAGGCATCTCAGATCACGAACACCATGCCGTGCCTGTCGTCGTCCCAGCTCCCTGAACTCAATGACAAGCTCGCAGCCGACGCAGAGCTGTCCAAGATCCAGGCGGCTCGTCAGTCGTATGGTCTCGGATATGCGGGTAACTGCTGCCAGACATGCAAGAAGGTCGTCTTTGCAGGAACATGTAACTGCACGGGTGCGTCTCTTGCGCCACTTGGACTTAAGAGTGCCATCCAGCGACCCCATACGATTGAGCCTAACGCTTAAACATGCTCCTATTATTCTAATAATGTTGTCAGTCTATACATATCCAATTCCAAAACCAGCAGACTGCTACGACATGTCCCGTCTTTCGTTAGAGGACGGGTTCATAGACGCAATCAAGTCAATTGTATCTCATCAAAAGGGAGGAACAATTTGGCTTGGATACCTAGAAGGATGGATGCTTACCCCAATGGAGGAAGTCATTCTTCGCAAGGCACTTCGCAACTTTCACTGTATTGTTGTTTCACGATTCCCACTTTCCTTCTCTCAAGCCTGGAAAAACGAAATCGATTGGGTCTACACAGTCAGGAGGTATCATGGAGAACCCCACACTAACGACGATGGTCGTTTTATACACGATGGGAGTCAAACTCAACACCGACATCCTTGCGAACACCCTGCCCCTTACGACGGACATCATTAAGATTGAAAAGCAAGGAGTAGTCAAGCGTGGATCTTCAAAGCGTGACCAAATTAAAAGACGAGCAAAGACGACACCGCCAAAGCGAACCACTGGATTCGGTCACAATTCCATTACCTTGGTGGTACTGTCTGATGGAGACGGAACTCTTCTTCGCAAGGAGATTACGGTCAAGATCTTTCAGAACGGCGTGTTCCATATCACAGGCGTTCTGGATGAAAAGTATGATCGTCATGTCACCAGCCTACTCAAGAATCACATCACAACAACATGCCCCGAAGCAGTTTCGGGTGAATGGACGGAGATTCGTCGTGTGGTCCTGATGAACTACAAGACGAAACTCGTTGGAAATACAAACTTATCTAGGGATACTCTCTATGCAGCTCTTCGAGGTCGTGGGGTTACAACAGTCTATGAGCCTGCAGTCTATCCTGCGGTCAAGATCTACTTTCCAGAAACCAAGTGGATCGCAAAAGTGTTTCGCACAGGTCAGATCATTCTTACGGGAATGACAACACACGAGGAATGTGCGTCATTAATGACTCAGTTAAAGCCACTGATCTTAGTATAAATATGGCAGCACGTGAATTAACCCCAGAGGAAGTGGAAGCAGGTCGTCGTGGAATCAATGACGAGGACCTTTCAGCAACACAGATCCAGGCGCTCGTGCGTAATATGGATGCGTCAAAGAACAAGTGGGCTCGTCTGAAGAACAACAAGCAGGAGTACGAACAGAAGCTCCAGGAGGATAACAAGATTCTTTATTTCAATTACCCCTCTCTGTTTCAGATGCACGCAGAGGATCGTCTGGATGTCACCTTTTTTGAGATGCTTACGTTGAAACGAAAGATTGAGAAGGGAGAGGTCACTCCTGAGCAGGCGACTCAGATAATTGGTCAAAAGTTATACCAGCGCTACATTCCTGAACAGTCTCGTCCTGTTGCTCCAACAATGTCGTACGAGGAGTTCTATCGGAATCAATAATCTCGTAGGATTGGCTGCTCTTGTAGGTCAGAAAAAAGTACCTGCGAAGCTCCTCCCAGGTGCAGTCAGACATTGCATAGCACTTCATTCTAGAAAGGTTCAGTCCATCCAGAAGGCCACATAGATCTTCTTTTGACATCCCATTCTCCAGTACAAGAAAGTCATTCTTATCGTTACCATAGAGTTCACGAATGGTCTCTATGTTATCAATCAGCGTCTTGTACCCGAGAATACAATACTGCTTCGTGTGGTCAAAGTTCAGAACACTGTTGCAATATACGTAGGTAAAGTTGTCACGCTTCCACATTCGTGACCATGACTCTGGGCATACGGGCTCAAACGAACCAAGCTCCTTCATCCGCTGATCAATCTTATGGTGATTGAATGCCTGAGGCACAATGAACTGAGGACCAATGCGATTGATCTCAGAGTTGCGGATCAGTGAGAAATTGTTCCACCCATCGTTCATGTACTGGATGTATGCTAGCTTGTGAACACGGGCTATTTTTGTCTTTACTGCAGTTCGCATGATAAGCTCTTGGTCATCACAAATAGGAAGGAACTCCGAGTAGTTTCCTAGCTCAAGAAGTGTCGACCGTTTCCAGATACGAGGGTGATTAGGCAAGGCAACAATATGGCTCAGCGTAATGTTATTGATGTTCGCAGATGAAATCACGTTGACCCACACCCCGTGGAACTTTTGACAGTAATACGCACAATGCCCTAGACCAAAATGATCTCCATACGAATGTGGGGTTCTGTTCTCATACAGGTGAGCACCGTCCATGTAGACAAACCCAACCTCAGGATCCGTCTCAAATGCACTCACTGCATCCTTTAAGCAATCAACAAGGATCTCGTCATCGTGATCAAGTTCAAGAAGATACTTGCCACGGCAGAGAGATACGCTCTCGTTCTTCACGTTTCCAATGTTACCACTGTTGCAAGACCTTCTGTACAGACGGACTCGTGAATCGTTTCCAACCACACTCTTCAGAAACTCAAAATGCTTATCATCAGGAGAATCATCCAGCACAACCCATTCCCAGTCACGCATAGACTGCATCTTCAGACTGTTGTATGGACGAAAAAACTTGTGATACGAATTGTAGCAGGTCGTAAATGCAGAGAACACTGGACGAGTGGTCTCATGTTCAATTAGAACATTGTGAATGTAACAGTAGTTCACGCCGTGGTTGAATGCATCAATGTCAATCTTATCAAAGTGAATCCACTTCAGCCTCATGCGGTTCACAATATGATTATGAAGACGACCATAATACTCGCCTACGTTGTTGCCATACGTAATAAAAATATGGTAGTTTGAGTCAAAAAGTTTCAAGACATCGTTTGGATCTGATGTCACGTTCACAGTGCAGTTTAGTTTATCCTTGTTTTCAGTTAGAAATGTATCAATCTCTGCATAAGCCTCGTCTCTGAAGAAGAGGATGTTCGGATATTTCATTGTTACTATTCAATCGTTTACTCCTTAAGTTCTGTCCGCAGCTCTTGAAGGATCTTTCCAAGAACATTCTTACCAGGCCACTTTGCAGGATCATTTGCCTTTGCAGTGTCTGCAGAGGTTCCAATGCCCCAGTACTTGTCACGGGCAGACGCCTCACCAATCGGACGAGTTCCAGTCTCAAGCAGCTTCGTCTTCAGATCAGGGTGCTGCACGAACTTTGCCTTGACCGCCGTTCGCATGATGCCATCCTTAGTCTTGTCCCACTCCTCCTTGACGAAGTCCTTGACCTTCTTTCCCAAAGCCTTGACTGCCTTGGGTGAAGGCGTCTTGAGGATCTTGTCCGCAATAGCCCCATCACCAAACTGCTTAGCCTTGGCCCACTGGAAGTAATGCTCTACCGTCTGGAATGTGATGGAATCCACCTGGAAGGGAGCCTCATACATATTTGACAACACCCTCCACTCACCCTTACCTTCGTCAGCTCCGAAGAACAGTACTGGCTCAGCTCCAGGCACAGCGACCTTTCTCACAACCTTCTTCTTGGCAGGTTTGACCTCAGTGGGCTTCTCCTGTTCACTGCGCTCATCCTTGACCTCCTCCTTCGGTGCCTCCTTAGGCGTCTCCTTGGGTGTCTCGGGTTCGGCCATTGGGATCTCGACCTCTTGGCGGTCAGTCTTCTTGGATCGCTCAAACACAAAGCTTCGGTGGAGGAAGCTGAATGCCTGGTGCTCCTGGGTGAGAAGGATCGTATTCTGCTCAGCATAGTGGTCTCCGAACATCTTGCTTGCCACAAGCTTGTATCCATGCTCTTCAAGGACCTTGACCATCTTGTCAAATGGAACCAGGTACTCCTTCTGGGGCTGCTCAAAGCTCTCCAGGTGAACCGAGACTGGATTTCCAAACTCCTCGTTCCATCCAGATCCATCGTCATACTGCTTGACGAACTCACCAAAGACCTGGGAGCCTGATCGGAACATATGGCTCTGCTTGCCGAGCATCAGAGAATAGACAGCAGCACCATCCAAGCACGTACCGAAGAACATACCTGTTCCGTGGTTCTCAAGGTTGGTCGCAAACTGCTTGAACTTCTCCTCGGATTCGCAGGCATAGTGGATCGCCATCTGGCAGGAGATCACATCAAACTCGGTCTTTCCTGCAAAGGTCTCCAAGTACGGCGTCGGTGCAGGGCTAGATCCCATCACGATTGTAGAGTACTTTTCAGGCCCCTCAAAGAGCGGATCGGTCATGTCTGCACAGATGAAAAGCACAGGAGGAATGTACTCTGTAGGGTGCTTAGCCTTCTCCTTGATGTATCGCACGCAAGCTCCCTGACGAGGTGAGATCAAGCAGGAGTTAGATACGTCCAGACCCACAACCCTAGACGGCTTAGTGCGCTTCCACTTGAGAAGGTCACCGCCACGGCCCACGGCAAGCTCAAGTAGTCCATCGCCCTCCTTCACACAGGTTCGGTAGAGACCATCCTTGATGCGGTTGTGGAATCCATAGACATCCTTGAGAATGCGGTCACGGGCATCCAGGTT